ACCTGTTGCAGATGAGGAAACGAATATTTGTCCTTCTACTCTTAAATCTACTGTCGCTGATGAACTAATATAAACACTACCAGTAATTATTTGATTACCATTAAATGAGTTAGAGCCTGTTGTTGCGTAACTTCCAGTTGCTGCAATTAAACTATCTACCTTTTGGTCGTTAGATGATGTATATGAATTGAATGATGCACTATTTGCAAATGATGCAGTAGTTATTTCTACTGGTTGATTAGTTGCTCCACCTACCCACATATATCCTGTATCTAAACCTGGCAATTGTGCAGGACCTGGGTTTAATACCAATCCTTTTCCACCGCTACCACCTTTAGTTATTACACCTAATAATTGAGTAATTGAATTGCTACCTGATGGTAAGTTAATTGAATATCCACCACCTTCTGCTACATATATTGTTTGTCCTGCTACATATCCTGTCAAATCTATTCCTTCTATTAAACCTAATACGATTGCATTTGTTGTGTTTGCTGCTCCAATAGTTTCATTTGATATAAATGTTACTGGCATTTTAGCCGGATTACTTGCATCTGCTTTGAATACTATTGGATTAGCACCTTGCGAGCCACTAATATATAATGGGTCTCCTTTGGTTATACTCTCACCTGTATAAACTACTTCAATTACTGTAGTTCCTGCACTGCCACTAACATCAGGAATAACTACACCAAATGTTGATGCATCTCCTTTTGTAAATGTTAAAGTATTTCCACTAAATGATGCAGTTGTTAAACCTAAACTAGCAGAAGTAAATAAACTTGCAGTTGCAGATTGTAATGAAGCAGTAGCTGAATTTAAATTACTTATTGAAGTTAATGCCGATGCACTAAATGTGTTTAAGTTATCAATTGATGTTACTAATGATGCAGTTGATTGAGATGCAGTATATGTGTTTAATGCAGATATTGATATATTAACCGATGCACTATTCGTTTCTAAACTACTTACTCTTTGGTCATTAGAAGAGGTGTAAGAGTTAAATGATGCAGTAGATACTAAAGTATTTGTATTAAACGAAGAAGTATATAAGTTTAAATTATCTATACTAACTTGTTGAGATGCAGTATTTGCATTCAATTGTGTTATAGATGAATTCGTTGAACTTGTGTATGTGTTAAAGGATGCGGTTAATGAGTTAAAGGATGCAGTATCAACTGAATAAACAGATATGATTGCTACACCACCTACTACACTTGCTCCAACACCACTACCTGTAAAGTTAAGTGATACTGCGTTACCTTGTGGAATACCCTCATCTAATATCGGCATTGAGATTGATGCAGTTATACCTGTAATCTTACTACCATTACCTATAAATTCAGATGCAGATACAAATGATGATGCACTAATAGATGTGAATGTATTAGGTCCTGTAAATGTATTGCTACCGGTTGTTGCAAAACTACCAGTTGCTGCAATTAAAGAATTTATTTGTGTTTGTTGTGATGCAGATGATTGATTCAAATTACTTATTGAAATCAATGCAGATGCAGAAAACAATTCTAAGTTTTGTGTTTCAACTAATAAACTTGCAGTAGTCGTATTTAAATTATTAATACTAACTTGTTGAGATGCAGATGATGCATTCAATTGAGTTATAGATGAATTAAGACTTGCAGTGGTTGAATCCAAATTAGCAAATTTAATATTTGCTGATGCAGTATATGCTTGAAGTGATGCAGTCGCTTGATTTAGTTGTGATAAATCCGTAGTGTCTGCAACTGTCACATTAAAAGTAGATGCATCACCCTTTGTAAAAGTAATTACATTGGATACTGCGGATGCAGTTACTAACAAACTACCAGTAGATAAACCAATAGCACTTGCAGTAAATGCATTTATATTATTGATACTAACTTGTTGAGATGCAGACGATTGATTTAAATTACTTATTGATACATTAGTGCTTCCACTAAATACTTCTAATGAATCTATTTGTTGATTCCAACTTGCACTATCTACATTGTAACCTAACTCATCAACCATAGAGTCAATCATATTTACATTGAATGCTCTTAGGATTGCAGGAGTTATTGCTCCGTTATTATTATTGGGGAATGAAGTGTTGTTGTCAACCTTCAATGCTTGCTTGGTTATTTCAGCCATATCTTTATTTTTATTTAGTCTAATATTATGTCGAAACCATCACTATAACCATCTGAGAAACCACCACCTTTAGTTCTATTAGGAGATTGTGTTTGTCCTATACCTTGGTTCATAAGAAAACCATTACAACATTTTACATCGTAAGTGTTACTATCCAAGCAAATACAACCTTGTCTACTATTTTTAGGTGATGATAATCCTTTAGTTGGCCCAATATAGATTCCCGAGTTATTCTCACGATTAACTGAGTACCTTAAATTTCCATTCCTACTATTACTCCATTTTCCAGCCATTGGTATCGTTTAATATAATAACAACTAAATTGGAATAAATCGTTATGAGCCTTGCTGTTTCTTTAATGCCTCTCTATGTAATAAGTTCTTTAGAGTAGCTTCATCTGATTTGAATGCAAGATATAGTAAACACTTTTCTAATGCCTGTTCGGTTACCCAATCTATCCTACCATATTGTCCGTCTGCAAGTTCAATAAGCGTTTGGTAATTTCCCCACTTTTTTCCAAAATTGATTTGATGTTGGGTGGCAGTCCCTCCACCTTCAAAGACTTCAGGGTAGCGTTCAACAAGTCCATTAACAAATTTACAAAAAAAAAGAGTGCTCCAAATTGCACATCCATATTCACATTAAGAAATAACTTATCGTCTATCTCTCCTTTGTATGCTTCAATAGAATACATATCTCCTTTCTTATCTGTTATAGGTCGGTATAGTATTGACATTATCTTTGGCCAGTTATCATCAATAGTTAATTGTCCAAACTTACTTACATCAACATATGCACCATAAGACATCTGTGATAGGTTAGGTTCAAATCCATATTCCTTGCCGTCTATCTTAATTATTTTTTGCAAAGGATATTCTGTATCATTTATAAATCCTTCTAATGCAGTTCTTACCTGATTATAATCTTCAATAGAAAGAGAGTTGATATACTCTGCATTCAATCCACATAGATGCGATAACATTAAAGCAGTTTGTGCTTCTTCGTCATCAGCATAGTTACTCATATCTTTTTGCAGTGTTAAATACTTCTTTAAACTTACACTACTCCAATCAGTTGGAATTGTAAGGGTTATTTCCTTGACCATATAATAATTTTATTATGTTACTTAATTTTCTATTCTTTGTCTCTTCGTTTTCTAATTTTGCATTCATCATTATCAATTGTGCATTCTTATCATCTACTTCTTGTTGTAATGATTTAGCATATAATATTAATTCTCTAATCTCTTCTTCGTTCCAAGTCTGCATATTAGTATTTGTAGTTTCCAATTGATATTGCATATGTTCCTTTCTTTTGTGCCTTCTGTGATAACTTCATCATGCAACAATACCTTGCTGCATCTATTAAGTGGTCTAATCCACCTTCAGGGTTATCCGTTGTGTATCCGTATTTGTCAGTTGCATATTGATAAGCATACATCTCATTGATTAAGTTCTGTGATTTATTGTGTATGAATATCTTATGGTTTTGCATTACACCTATACCAAACTTAATACTATCCTTTCCTTTTACAACAGGTTTTATATTAAATCCACTTCTATATAATTCTTCTATTAGACGTGGTTCTGCACTATCTGCCCATATCTCTTCACTCTTACTGATATCTAACTCTCTTAATTTATTTATTATGTCGTTTGTTACTAAACCTTTTTCGTAAAGTAATTCTTCCAAAAAGATTTTATCACCTGTTTTATATACAGCACAAAGAGCAGTGGGGTCACTACTAAACCCAAAGTCAAGCCCGAAACCCACAAAATCAGCGTCATACTCACCACATAACTCAAATTGAAAAATTGCTTTATCATTCGGAGCAAACTCACCCTTTCCATATATTTTCCATTTCTTTTCATTCGTATGTTGTAAATCTTCAATTGCTTTAACCATTTCTTTGGAGATATAGGGATTATCAGCATAGTTTGTAGTATATCGTTCACAATCCTGCATCTGTCTTAACCAATGATATGGTGACACCGTAGGGTTATATGCTAGTATTATCTTACCTGTTGTTCTAATACTTAGCTGAAAATAACTTTCTTCATCTATCTCACTCGCTTCATCAAGAAAAAGCAGGTCAGATTTTAATCCGCGTAATTTCTCGGGGTCATCTGAATTTATGAATTGTATTAAACTATCTTGCAACTTATAAGTTCTATCACTTACATTCCAACTATCCTCTTTGAATATACCTAATGATTTAAGTATGTCAATGAAATCTTTTATAACAGTTCGCTTGAGTGATGGAATAGTTCTTCTAACAATAGTAATGGTTTGTTGTTCTTTAATTGCTTCTACAATAACATACTGCAAGATACCAAATGTTTTACCACTTCTTGTACCTCCTATGTGATGTGTAACTCTATGTTTAGAATCTAATAGGTGTTCAAATGTTATCGTTGTATCAATTTTAAGTTCCACTACCTGTTCTATTTACATTAATACTGATTTGTTGTATTCTTGCATCTACTTCTATACTACCTTTCAAATCTATTGACCTCATCTTAGGCATTGCATATTCCATAAGTTTCATTGATAACTCTAATGCTTTAACAGGGTCAGTCTTTTTTAATTCCTCTAAATCAGATTGTATTGTATTTAGTGTATTATTAACTGCACGATTTATTGTCAACCTCATTTGTTCTGTGGTTCTATTCAATGCACCCGGTGGTCTTCCCTTTGCAAGTTGATGTCCTTTCTCAAACTTTCCCATTATCTATCCATTATTTTAATGTGTTTCATACTATAATAACAACACTTCTTTTATTTTGTAGTATATACACACACCATGCAACAGATATTGCAATGGTGGTCAGGTATGCAATGATTAAGACATATATCTCATCAATGTGTTTATTCTTTTTCATATTATTTTATTTTGTACTTATCAAATATAAACTCTATTCCTGGCCACTTATCGAATTTTAACCATTCTATAAAAGATTCTACTGATACTACATTCATTAATGCATTTCTATTGCCGATATAGTATCCGTATGTTTTATATTCCATATAAGGTATAAATGGTATATTAGTTCCTCTTCTTATCATACCACATC